CCCGCAAAGTGCGCCAGCCGATCCTTGAGAAGACCAGCAACTACCTAGGCGGTACTGGCCGATCATACAACGATGTTGAGACAAAAGAGATCAGAGCTATGCGTGACAGTATGAGCGACCGGCCTGATGCCGCTAACGCCTGGGTAAAGGCTCTTCGCCAGGTATACAAATGGGCATTAAGTTGTGACCTTACAGAGATCAACCCAGCTTTAAACGTGCCGTATCTGCCCAGCAAGAACCCCACAGGTTTTTATACTTGGACAGAGCGAGAGATCGAACAATATGAAAGCGTCCATAAGATCGGCACAAAGGCACGGTTGGCTATCGACATTTTTCAGTACACCGGTGTACGCCGGTCGGATGCCATATTGCTTGGCAAGCCAATGGAGCGGCACGGCACATTACATTTTACTGAACAGAAAAATATCAGGAATGTTCCTAAAGACAGAATAGTTCCAATACTGCCAGAGTTACGCCGGTCAATTGACGCAACTCATACTGGACCGTTTACATACCTGGTAACACAATTTGACCGACCATTCACACGGGCGGGTTTTGGCAACTGGTTTAAAAAACGATGTCGTGCGGCAGGGCTTGAACATTGCTCTGCACATGGGCTACGGAAAGCGGCCGCCGTCAAGGCGGCTATGAACGGGGCTAGTTCAAAACAATTGATGGCCATTTTTGGATGGGACTCTATTAAAATGGCTGAACATTATACTAGGGCGGCTGAGACCCAAAAGCTGGCTCTAGATTCGATGCACTTTCTGGGGAAGAAGAACAGTCAATGAACGTGACTAGAAAACTAAAAAGAACTATTGTGGAACGAATCTGTCTTGAGACAGATACTACTTGCAACCTGTGTCTTATTTATCAGTGCTTTAACAGGGTGGTGGTGCCCGGGGGCGGAGTGACTCAAGTAACTTGAATCAACGACTTACAACCCTTAAAGACAAAATCTAAGACAAGGTTGCTCATTTACAGGAGCAAAAACTTGAAAAATTATATACGAACAATCGCCGAATTTCTAACTATCACCCTCTTCATGGCGGCAATTTTAGCCTCCTCCATCATACTGGAGGTAGTGCTATGAAATTTTCAGAAACAGGCAAACAGAGCGGTGCTTCTGATATCCCTTTTATCCTACAAATACAAGACCAATGGCTCTGCCCGTTTGGGATTACGCCTAATGATAAGCTCACCCAACACCGTGCGGCTTTAGACGGAGTTTCTCAGGATAGTGCCACCGCAATTATGAAAGCGGGGAACTACTTTGAAGATGCCGCCAGGCAATGGTTTATGGATGAGTTTGGTGCCAAAATAAAACTGCCAAAAAAAGGTTTTAAAAATAAAAAGTGTAACCTCGTTGCCAGCCTAGATGGTTTGTTTGCTAAAGATTGGGAATATGAGGGCATGGTTATTCCCGCCGGATCGATCTGGGAATGTAAAATACCAACACGGCCAAGCAAGCCAACTGATAGCATGGAGCGAATCCTCCAGGTGCAAGCCCAGCTTGACTGTTGTGATGCCGAGTACGGGGTCATAGCGGAACTGGCCAGGCTCGATTGTGTCTGGCGGATTGCAATTGTCGAACGCCATGAGGCAACCATTCTCGCTATCCGTAAGGCCGTTGATGTGTTCTGGGATCACATGGCTAATGATACTGACTACGGGCCGGTTAGCTCAACTGAATATAGCCGGATGGTCCCAGGTAATCCCATGCCCGAGGCACACGACATGACTGATGGACCAGGTAATGGATTAGACGAAGATCAGTACATCGATCTTAAGGATGCCGCCGATACATACTTGGCGGCACAACGTGCAAAAAAAGCATCTGAATCCATGATGGAAAGTTGCGGTCTTTTGATTAAATCAATTATGGGTGGCATGGAAAAAATTAGTTTGCCGGACGGTATTACCGTTGGTCATACGACTACGGAGTATAAAGCTCGGCCAAAGAAGGTCACGCCAGCCAAACCCGCTTGGACTGGTCGCCGTTTGAGTGTCAAGCAGAAGGAGAAAAAGAATGACTAACATTTTAGATCTTGAGCTTGCTCGTACTAGAAAAAACGCTGGCATGAAAACTGCGACCATGAACAAAGAGCATTTATTACTTATTGCCAGAGATTGTGCAGTGTGGGTAGCAAGAAATTTAAACCCTGACACGAAAACTGCAACGACTGATTACGTTGCCTACCGCATGCAATATTTAGGATATAAATATTCTGATCTTGGGAACGCGGCCGGATCAATTTTCAAAGGTAAAAAATGGAAGTTCACTGGAGAGCGAATCCAATCTCGCCGTCCCGCCGCCCACGCCCGTGAAATTAAAGTATGGAGACTTGTAGAATGAACCAGGTAGCAAAAACCCAAGACCCCGCCAGCATCCTTGAGAGCGTGATGATCGGCGGCGACCTGTCACGATTAAGTGAGAAGGAACGTGTCAACTATTACAAAACTATATGCGATTCGCTTAGTTTAAACCCAATGACAAAGCCATTCGACTACATCAAGTTAAACGGCAAATTACAACTATACGCTAAACGTGATTGTGCTGACCAACTCCGAGCTATCCACGGGGTTAGCATAAAGGTTTTGGAGAAACAGGAAATTGAGGGCGTTTACATCGTTAGTGTCGCCGCTCAAAATAAACATGGGCGTCATGACGAGGACACCGGAGCCGTCACGATAGCTGGCCTTCGCGGAGAGGCCAGAGCCAACGCTATTCTTAAAGCAATTACGAAAGCAAAACGGCGAGTCACTTTGTCGATCTGTGGTTTAGGAATGGTCGATGAGACAGAAGCTGATGATATTTCTGGTCAGCAAGTTAATTACAAATTAGACGAAATTTTTCCTGATGATGTAAAAAACGATGCTCCAGATTTGCCACAGAAGGCCATTGAGGCACCTCCAGAGCCTGACATACCCGAAGAAACTGACACCCCTCCAGAGCCTCTAAAATTGGCTACTGATGACAGTCATCAATTTTACACAGAATATTTGGACGAATTGACCAAGATATTTAATGACGAGGGTATCCCCGCTCGGCAACGCATGACCAACATGAAAAAATTTATGCAAGCTAACCAGGAAGGGTTGAAGAAAATACCTGAGGCTGGTTCCAAAAAGCTGGAGGACAAACGCAAGGAATATAACAGATTGTTAGGACCAAAAAAATGAGTGACAAATTAGGACTGACCCCCAAGCAAGCTCACATGAAGCAACTAATCAAATCCTTCATTGAAGAGCATGGCTATTCACCGAGTTACCATGAGTTGATGTTTTTGTCGAGATTGAAATCAACGAGCGGAGTTCATCGCCTGGTACATCAGCTTATCAAGCGAGGCCACGCCACTTTTATTGACGGGTCTGACCGGTCGATTAACCTAGTAGACTGATGAAGACAATTGTTTCAGTTATAATTACCTATTCTGACGGCAGTCGAGAAAATATTACTGACTGCCGTCAATACAAGCCAAGTGTATTTTCTTTGTTTCGTTTTTTGCAGAATAAAATTTGGGGTTTATTTAAAAATTAATTTTTTAATTTTGGAACACACAGAATTTGCTTTATTTTTGCCTTTTTTTTGTAATATTTTTTTATAAAATTTTTTAATTCTTTGTAATTTTTTACCACATGGTCGTAACAATGTGATTGGGAAATAAAAAAAAGAGGCCGACCATCTTTATGTGTGATCTTCATATCTTGACCATCACGATCAACAGGGTTTATCCAAAACAACTGAATTAATATAAAATATTTTATCAACTAAAAATATTTTCCATTCGAGCAATTAGTCGACCGCTCCGTTCTGGCAACTGTCTATGCCAGCGACTGTCACGCATCTGGACCGCCGCCTCTTGCCAATCGCCCTCCTTCACAGCCGCTATAAACTTCACAAACTTTTCAAAACGTGGCCTTCCCAGATTAAACATCATGTTGGCCACTATCAACTGTACCTCTTCTGGAAAATCATCAAAGTCATCAAACACCCGGGCACAGTCTGCAAGTACAATCTTTAAGTCTTCGCTCAATAGCTCATCGCTCCGCTCTTTGGTTATTGGAGCATCCAAGGGCCATCCGTATTCGGGGTCAGCTTGTGTAATCATGTGGCCGACACCACACGTTTCATGTCCTTCGGTGCATTTATATACTGCCAAGACCTCTCCTTCGTCAGCGACAAGTTCGGTGATCAATTGATCTTTATTCATTTGCTGACACCCTTGTATTTTTCAAATGATCTGAGGCCGCCAAGTCCAAGCATACCCATCAGAACAGGCATCATCTCGCTCATGTCCATAGCTGGCAATTCAACTAGGTAGCCTGTCTGTGCCATGATGAATTGTGTGATTGGCATAAAAACATATGACCAGCATAGGGCCACACCACACGACCAGCCGATGAAGGGTCGCCACCCAGCTACAAAAGTAGACCGGTGCGCCGCTTCGGTTTTGTTGATATCCAACTGGGCAAGGTCAATCTTTGCCAAGTGTGTTGTGAGTTGAGCTTCAATTTCTCGCTCTGCTTTTGCTCTAGCTTCTTTATCTTCTGGCAAAAACCGACCAGCTACTTTCATTACTGACGGTAAAACCGCACTGATTAATCCTATCATTTTAACACCTCATATTTTTTTATATTCACGCCAATTAACCTTATGAAATTCTGTACCGTGCATTGACAGGCACGCAACTTCTTTGGTGGTATGAACAACGGTAAAAGTATTTTGTTGACTAATATAAATCACCATGACAATGCCGCTCGAAGTCATTCCCGC